TCTGTCCGGTAGTAGCTGAAGGTGTCCACGCCTCTACACCGAGCGCAAGGCCTCCACTCACCGGATTATAGAAATTCACTTGTACTATGTTGGGCGCGAGCGCAGTAGTAGGCATACTGTGCCGATGTATTATACGGTGAAGCGTTGCAGTTACACCGGTACCGCTAATAGCAAGCGTACCGCCTCCGCGAGTTGCGCTGAACGTGATAGACGTTGTAGATATTGTCAACACATAGTAGTAGTTCCCTGCTGTCAGCCCCGTAACGGTAGACGCGGCAACGTACACCATATCACCTACTTTCCAAGCTGTAGACGCGGCAGTGACAATAGTGTTTGCGGCGATTGTCTGCGAGCTACATGCCTGCGCTGTGCTTCTCAGTATAAAATACCCTGCCGTTCCAAGTGTAGGGAATGTTATGTCGAAACCCGTTACATAATGATGCAAAGAAGATGTAAGCGCTTTGCACTGTACTGCCGTTGCACTGTTTGTTATACTGTCTGCGGCCATCCATTCAAGTTCCGGTATCTGCCAAGGCTTTATGATCTGCACGCCTTGCAGTGTAGTTATCATGTCGGCTGTGTCGCCTGTCGCAACGGTAGTATATGCAGCTGTGAGCGCTCTACCGGCTATACGTGTCGGGTTTCCTGATACTCCCACGTCGTGTGCCGCCGCGCCCCCAGAAGTTACGGAAGCAGTTCCCGATATGCTCACCATCGGCAAGTTTTGCCCTGTTATAGCTCTGCCGCTGTGCAAAGATACCGGCTGTGCGACAAACTGCTCAAGCTGAATTACACCAGTTGTCCAAGTGGTAGTAGTGGCTGGATTACTTGTGCCGTTTCGGCATATCAGATATACATACATCGTAGCGTCTTTATCAGGTACACCGCTTGTCCTGCCTGCTCGTGACGATGTTACAGAAGTAGTATTAACAGGAATATCACCATACGATATGATACCATCTTCCCGGCACATTATTCCCATATGACCTGATGCCGTTGTATTTATAGTTGCAGTTGTTTCGGCGCTGCCCCATCCTTTTCTGTATGACGTTATAGACGCGTTCGTCGCAGTAGTAGACTGATAACGTGCATATAATGCGTTCCACCCAAATATAGAACATGTCCCGCTACCTGTACCGCTCGACCCAGTCGCCGTGAATGTTATGGTAAGCGTATCCGCCGCTGTTATAGCCCATCTTCCGGGTACTATCGTTCCGCCCGTGACATTCTGCACGCAATCTATCTCGATGCTCTGCCCTACTTCCATCCCGTGTGCCGATGGGAATGTAACCACAACAGTTGTACCGTTCACCGTGCACGGTAGCGCATCACCGTTATTATCTGCAAGCATATAATAAAAATTGTTCTGCGCTATGCGTTGCGAGAGTGTGCAGATATACCGGAATATAAATGCGTCTGTCCATCCTACCCGCAATCTATACACGGTGCTTGCGTTAGCAGTTGTTCCGCTCGTAATTACAAGGTTGCCGCCTGTCTGAGATATGGCCTGCCCTGTTCCTGTCTGCAATAATTCCCAGTCTGTAGTATCAAGCGTAAGGCTTGAAAAACTCCAACGCTGTGACTTCTGCCCTTTCGATTGTGTAAATACAGCCACGGAAGTATCTGCAGGGCGTGTGCTGCACACCGGCAACGGCTGATAAACACCGTTACAGTCTACGCCCTGCGTAGTTACTTTATTTTTAGTTATTCTTAAAGCCATGCGTCACCCGCCGGAGTGTAGCTGATCTCATTCGTACGGCTTCCGAACACGTGGTCCTGGTACTCTTGCCACTTGTCTGCGTAGTCGCCCTTTATGTCGGTAGTAGTCTGCTTGTCCTGTGAAGTCATGCGAAGCGCAGCGTAGTACGACAGAAGCGGGTGATATATCTCCGGCATCCACGTGGGCGTGTCGCCAAGCGTGAGGCGTGGGAGTGAGTAGAGATACCAAAACTCAAGCGTCGCCACCATGGTCGGTGTAGGGCCGAGAACGATATTGCCGTTATATATGTAGTACCACGGGTACGCCTGTGTATGAAAGTCACCGGCATTGACTTGCCGTATTTCGGGGTTGCTGCCGACTTCGATAGTCGCTGAAACACCGTACGCCGAGCTTTGATTGACGAGCTTATACGGCCTCAAGAAGTCGTTGGCAGTTATTACAGTAGAAAGCGCGTAGTCGCTCTGATTTGCAACAGTGTCGAACGTGACCTTTTTAAGTAGCTGCTCTGATTTCTTAGTGGCGAGAAGATTATTAATAGAACGTACGCACTCGTCGGCATAGCCTATAATTGTAATGTCGTTCCACTTAGGGTCGCCGTATGCGTCAACAAGGAACCGTGCGTAGTTTACTATCTGGAAGCCGTTCATTATATCCTCGGATGTGTGATATATTCCATGCGGTCGTTGTATTCTTCTTCCGCGCCTGGAACGTTGAGAACGTATTGTCTAAAAAGTGATTCCGGTATCCCTTTAGGTATAGGGTACTTCTTCGCGCAGCATTCCATGTTCCACATACGCGATACTTGAGTGGGCTGTTTGCAGTAGGGGCAGATAGCCCCGAAAAGGACGTTAGGGTCGGTGATCTTCGAGAAAGTGCTTTGCATCCTAGCTCCTTGAAAAAAGAAAGGGGAGTGAGTGGGTTGCACCCACTCCACAGACGAACGTGTACGAGGTGGCGTACCGTTTCTTACGAAGTAGCGAAGTCCGGATCGGGGCAGATGTAGTTGTACATCGCGCGAGTATCCAGGACAGCAGCCGCCATCGGGAAGCGGAAGCCGAGGGTTGTGTACGCAGCAGTGGCGCTCGTAAACTTGCCTTCACGGATGATAGGCTCGTTATACGAAACACCGGCTGAAAGCGAAGTACCCTTAGCACCGAGCTTGATAGCCGCGAAGCTGTCTTTGCCGTAGAACGGGCAAACGAGCAGATTGTAGCGGCCAGAAGCAACGGCACCGGCACTTTCTGTACCGTTAGCACCGGCTTTGTCAACATAGTAGCTTTTCAGTACGTTCTCTTTCAGAAGCATACCGGCGAACTTCCAGCACTGGAACTCGCGTACATCCTTACCGCTTTCGCCCTGGTAGGTGGCGATAACCGGAGAGGAAGTCTGAGCGTAAAGCGACATAACTGTGCGCGGGTTAAGGACCACGCGGAACAGACCGTCACTGAACGCCTGGGCTTTGTTCTTGCGGAGAAGCGTACGCATCCGGTAGAGGTCGTTCGCAACAGGCGTATTGGTATACGCGAGAGCGGCGAGAGTAGCTACCGATTGAGCATAGATAGTCGAACCTGCACCAGTGCAGATCGCTTTCATGAGTATCCACTCGCGGGTTTCAAGCATCGTCTGCTTGTACGCCTCGGTGAACTGAGCGCCTTTCTCAAGAGATGTTGCGGTGAGCAAGCTAGACAGTTGGCAATAAGCCGCGTATTCAGCAAGCGTCGCCGTAACGAGATACGTGAGCGGCTTCGTCTGCGAGGACGGGTCCTCACCTTCGAGAGCAGCGGTCGTGATCGGACCATTCGAGCGCATTTGTGTGAACTCGATAGTCTTAGAGAGATTCGCCGGTATCTCTTTTTCCATCGCGTCCTCGCCAAGAATGGCTTTGCCGCGGAGATCTTTGAGATAAATGGATTCGTAATACTGTTTTACGTTCTTGCCGGACCACGGTGATAGCGTGGTGTCGGTCGTCATACCTGCAAATGTAGACATTGGGTAACACTCCTATTTGTGTTTACCCGTTCTTTCCCTATTTGTTCAGTGAAGCTAAGATTTCCTCTTTGATTTCTTCCGGCGTTCTTATTTCGCCTGTTTGTTTCGCCGGTCGAGAGTTAGTCGTAGACAGCACTGTTGCCTTTCGTTCTTTCCCTTCGTTCTGTGCCTTGTTCGTTTCCGTATTCTTAGAAGCAGCCGCCTGGCGTTGTTCCATGAGTTCGACTTTCGCCGCACGAAGGATATGCGCCGTAGACGGGAACTGCTTATAATAATCTGGGTCTTTAGAAATTATCTCTGCGAGAGCATTTTCATCTTCCGTGGAAAGGTTATTCGCTCTGATGAACGAGTCCTTTTCACTTGAGATTTGCATACTCTTTTGCCACCCGCGCATAGCCTCAAGTTCAGACAGAATCGGGCTTACCCGCTCTTGCAGCAGACGTTCTGCCTCCATGCGAATACCCGAACGCGGGTCTTTGGAGAGAGTTTCCAAAAATTCGCGGTCGATTTCTTCCTGTGACTTGTTGCCGCCGTTGGCGATACCGCCGAGCATCCTACGCATTTCTTCGTACTGCCGCTCAAGCGATGAATACTTGTTACGAAGTTCCCCTACTTCCTGCCCTTGCTGTCCTCGAAAGCTGTTTAGTTCTTTGTAACTCTTTAGGACATCTGCGACAGAACGTATGGTATCCGGTATTCCGTATTCTTTTCTAAAGTTTTCTGGGATTTCGGCCTGTGAAAGATCACCGCCTGTGGTTTCCCGACTACTACTATCATCATTCGGTGCAGAATTGTCAACACCGTCCGAGCTATCGCCGGAAAGCGCTGCGTTTTTAAGGTCGTCGAGTTCAGCCATTTGTTACCCCCGCGTTAGCTATCGCCACTTTCACACCGTCTTTTTCACCGTCGATAACGTCGCTGTCGTTGTCGTCTGCGTCGTCACCTTCGGGGAACCAATTAATCACACGTATGCGGTTTTTCTTACCCGCTCTAGCCAGGCGTTCGTTACGCTCAAGCTCCCAGGCAGTACCGCCGTCGCGGGTTATCTGCTCAAGAGGCACACGTTCCGTGTACACTTTCTTCTCAAAGTCCTCTACCGGCACAAGCACTACCTCGTCTTTCTCAACGTCGTAGTCCTCGCGGAACTGGTCGAGTGTGTATTTCCACTTGACTTTCGCGTACTTCCTCGGCGCGTTCGTGCTTCCCACCGGTCTGCCGCCTTTCTTTACCGGTGCATCAGTCTTTTCCTGTTCCATCCTGTTGCTCCTTATATGTTTTTTCTAGCTCACGCATATCAGTGCACAAAGATATGAGTGCGTCTAGTGCTGCTTTATTGAGTACGTAGCGATCTGCGGAACCGGACATGACCGTTTCCTCTTTCTTGATCTCTATGTACTCGTTCAGAAAACGGGCTAACTGCGTCGGGTTAGCTGCTGTTCCGAGCAGCCCTGCCGAGAGTTTTAGAATGTTTTTACGTGATACTTCAAACTGTTCTTCTGTCATACGCCACCGTCCTTTTTATCGTTTTCTCTTGCCGCCCTTCTTACATCCCATTCGGTGCCTCCTGGTTAGAAGTAGCTGCTTGATTGTTCATCATGTCTGCCTGCACCATGTTTCCAGGCGCTTGTTCCATCCCCGTAGGTGCCGGAGGTGCGATAGCTTGCTGTATCGCTTGCTGTAGGGCCATTTGCTCTATCGCGTTCTTGACCTTTTCCTTGTCGTCGAGCATGAAAGCGTCAACGTCAAGCTCAAAAGCGTCGAGAAGCGCCTTAAGCTGTTCCTTGTGATCGATAGACGGGTCGCCTTTCAAAATCCCGAAAAGCTGTATCGCGTTCTGCTGCGCCGCTAACTTGTTCGGCTGCATATTCGGGGTCTTAATGATAATGTCCGTCTGGGCCGTTACGTCGTCTTTCGTCAATTCCTCTACGCTTATCCCGTCGCGGCTCTTAACTTTGAGCGGGATAGGCTCGTACCCGTTAGGCTCACCCGTAAGCGGGTCGGTCGTTTCTTCGTGCAAGAATTGCTCGTTGAGCGACAGCCACATTTCGATGAACCGCACGGCGAAGTCATCATTTTGCATGAGGTAAAGCTGCACCCGCTCGTCTGCCGCCTGGCTCATGGTAGCCGTAGCTCCGGCAGTGTCGGCCATAGACGGTGTAGAAGCACCCTGCACGTAGTCGGTAATTGCCGTGGTGTCCTTGCCCTCGTTCCTGAGTATCTCTACAGCGACGTTGTTCGCCTCAAGCGCTCCGTCCATGTTGAACGGCATAAGCTCGTTTATCCGCGTAACCGGGAACACCTTACCAGGGCTAACCTTAACCACCCCTTCCGTGAACACCCCTGCCCCTGCACCCTTCCAAACAGGCGGGTTTAGTTTCAGCCTAGCCAGGTCCAGGCGCATATTCGTGTGCCGGTCGAGCTTGTCGTACAGATTGTAGACGTTCCAACCTAGCCCCGAACCCCATATGGCGTTCCAGGAGTCAAGGCACACATTAAACAAAAACGGTTTTTTACCGTGTTCGAACGGGTTCGGCTCGTCGCGTACTATCCACTTCTTATTCAGCACCACAACAACACGGTCGTCCTGCCAGTACTCAAGCAGATTCGCTTTCTGGCTCTTATCCCTATTCTCTTTCTCAAACCCCTTCGGCTCATCCCCCTGCCCCGCTAACATTACGTCAAGCGTATCCCCTTCCGGCGGCACCGTAAAAACCCCATCCGCAACCATCTTCCGCACGTAGTCCTTGCTGACTATAGCCTCATGGATGATGTACTCGGCTTCCTCGACCGTTTCCGCCCCAGGCTCGGGGAAGATCAAACGCGGGTCAATAACGTCGAAAGTAGGCTGTCCGTCGCCCCAGAACAGTTTCACTATCCCAGGTCCAAAAAGATACTTCCAGGTGGCGAACCTAAACCACTTCTTCATCCGCCCCCTATGCCCCATGAGCTGTATCTCAAGTAACCGGTCTTTCTTCTTAGCCGCAGCCTTAGACATATCATCGTTCATCACCGGCTCAAGTTCCCAGAACTTCCGGCCCCAATACTGCTTCAACTCCCGCGCTACCATCCGCGTAACGCCCTTGTACAGTTCCGGTATGCTAACGTCTGATTGCCACTCGTCTTTCTTGTAAAGCAGCCGGCCGTCGAACTTACTCAGGTACTTGCTCCAAAGTTCGTCCCACTCGGACCGGTCCTTCTTCGCCGCGTCGTATTTCTTGATTATATCCTTTGCTTCCACTTAGGCCCCCTTCTTGATATGCTCGTAGATCGTCTTGGCGCTACTGGTGGGGTGGACGGTTTCTGGGAGGGTGTTGCCGGAGGCCATGGCATTAGTACAGTGAGCAGCCCCCTGCCCTCCTCCGTTCCCCCCCTTCCCCGGTGTTATGATAGCGTTCTTAATGTTTATCCCTGCCGTTCTTTTGGCCTGCCCTTGTGTGACTTTGCCGTAGATAGCAGCGTACGCTTTTATAATCTCTGTCGCCGCTTGCATTCGCTCTTTGCTCGGTTCTGGTATCTTGCCTTGAATGACTGCTTGCATAAACTTGAGCGCTGCTATGCTTGAGTACTTCATGCGCTTTTCAGCGTTGCGGGGTTTTGATATCGTGGGCGAAGTCATGGCAACGGACCTTGACGAAGCGTCACCATTTGCGAGGCACATGCTATCAGAAGGTGTATGATTATTTGACATTGTTAGCTACATGATAAATAAGTGCTACAGATATGTCAAATTAACTGACACTCGGTATTCTATATACTGTATATGGGGTATTATGAGCTAGGGTAGATCGCTTAACCTTTATTCCGGCGCGGCCCTTGGAAAGGCCATAGCCTAACTAACGGCCCTGGATTATAAGGTTATAGCCTAATACAGCTTTTCAAATTGTTCATAAAAGTGTCAAATTATTTGACATATTATTAAGGCATAAAAATACCCTGGCAGCAATACCATTGGGAGGATATGGTACTAATACCAGGGTAGTATATCGCTTTTCTGCTATTTCCGGCGCTTCGATACGCTTATAACGTCCTTAATTGACGATATAAACGCCCATAGAGTTACTATACACACAATTAACAGTATTTCAATCATGCTGCACTCCTTCAGAATGGTATCGCTTCACTGAGTACCGGCGTGTACTGTATTTCCGGCTGCTCTAGTTCTGCAATTACATCGCTTTTAGTTATTTCCCGCGCCTCGCCTGTCGGGAATACCTTGAGAAAATACCGCTCGTAATCGGATGCACCGGCCCGTGGTATGTTACATACATCATATATACCAGGGGTGAGGACCTTTACACCATAGGACGTTCCGTTTACAAATTCACGCCCGATACCATACTTCCGGTCCTTTCCAGTGATACGTGCTATCCAGAACTTACGCCCTGCGCTGTATCGCTTCGTGTTGATCGATACCACGCAATTCCCGTCACGCTCTTGTATCATAGTGGCCCATGACGCGTTATGTTTCATTTGTTACCGTCCTTTACTTCTATTCTGTAAGCCGGTATTCTGAAAGCGTGTATACCTTTACGTGGGACTATATGCAAGCTACTCGTTGTTACTAATTTCCCGCGCTCGTATATACTGTTTTTAGCAGTCACTTTAACGGTAACATTACACGAACTAGAAGGTATACCGTCATAATTTTCTGGATATTGCATACCTACTATTATACACGGTATTAAACCACCAAAAGAATCTATAAAAGCCTTACTATTAACACCTATTTCAATCATTTTGCACCGTCCTTCACATATACTTCCATAATCTCACCGCATACCACGAATTGTACACCGCCATAGAATACAGCGTATGTATCAATGCACTTCTGCACCAGTTCATCATAGTCTGCTATTCTGTAGGCCATTGCTAATACCATGTTAGTTACATGCCTTTATGTTTTTTTCCCGCGCAAGGTCCATTGCAAAGAACATGCAGCCGGTCATTTCACGCGCCGAGCGGCGAGCATGACCGAACGGGCATGATACACCGCCATGCTCATTGCATATCTTTTCAATAACATACCCGCCATATACACTATTATAGTCCAGGCGCATGGCGTATAGGTCATTGAATGACTTCGCTATTCTAAAACCCATCTGTTCGCAAAACGCCTTGAATATCTGCCGAACTTGCTTTTGTGTTATTCGTTCCATTCTAGTACCCTCCATTTGCATGCGTATTATACATTTTCAATTCTCTTTTGAGGCATCCGCGGCGTATAAATGATCGTACTAACGTGCCATACTTTTCCCGCAATTGGTGCGGCCATGTCAATTTTTCATCAATGATCTTTTCATTGAAAAGAACATTAATTGCCTCATTTTCGTATTGACTACCGTAACCGTATTGGAACGGCATGAAAAAACAGCGTTCTGACCGCTTCATTCCCATATTCACAATAATTTCACCGGCAAAGTAGCTATTCCCGTTTACCTTATCGCGCCATTCCAGGGCGTTAATATCAAGTGTGTGTATCTTCATACTAGTAACCTCCGTTGCTTATTTTACTCGCCGCGATCATGGCCTCATTCGTATCGCGCAGTATATCGATGATCTGATATACCGCCGCCGCAATGAGTGCCCCGTACACGTGCCGCACCAAGCGTACTGCCCGTTCCTTCTCTTTTGTATCTATGTTATGCCACCTGCTCGTTCTTTTCGGCCACCGCAGCAGACGCATACGCAATCTGCACGGCCCATCGTATCCACTCTCGCGTCCGTTCACTGGCAACCCTGGTATACAGCGCTGCGAGCTTTCTCATTTGCTTTTCGCTCATGTTAACCTCCCAGTCAACGCTAAAATATTTCATGGCACGATATAAATATAATACCGTGTCACAAAATAGTCAAGTTTTCTATTGACTTTTTTCTGTGCCATGTTATATTTTGATCGAGGTGACGTATGAAAATAAACACTGGCTTAGAATCTCATAAGAAAGTCGAAACACGCGGTAGAAAATCTCTAGGAGATACTAAGTTTATACATACACGCGTTCCTGGTGTTTTGCGCGACGCGATAGATCGTGACGCTGAGCGCAGGGGAGTGCACTACTCCGTTATTCTGCGTGAGATACTCGAAAGTAAGTACAAGAAAGCGGGGGCTTAGAATGTCATTAACTATGCTATCTCTATTTTTTTCAACGTGCATGCTCATTGACGCAGACATAAACGTTACAAAATATGGAATGCAGAATGGTTTTTCAGAAGCTAACCCTGTGGCCGCTATGTGGACATCACAAAATGATTGGAGCGGTTTGAAAATAGCCGCTCTTTCTGCTAATACGGCGGCTTTTTTAGGACTTGGAGCTCTTGGGAAAGCTGTACACGGTGATATACTATCTGCTGCATGGCAAGTGCTTTATGTAAGCATAATTTTTAGCATAGAAGTTTACGCATTAAGTGCGTGGAATTCCATAGGTGTACCGGTTGAAGTTTCTGTAAAACCTTTGCTTGTTTTGTGGTAGCTTGATTTTTTTGCGCGGCTTGATTATTGTATCAATTGCCTGTTCTTTCCATCCCAATTCTCGACGTATCTGTAGCGCGGACAATCTTAACAGAACCCGAACTACTGATACACTTTATCAACCAATGAAGATATACAACATACACGACGGTAACACGGTAGTACGCTCATATACTTCTGAGCAAGATGCTATCAAGTATGCTGCTGATAGGTGTTCTGTAGTTAGAACTGAGCTGTTTACTTCTTCTTCGCGCGAAAGCGCTGTCAAGGACATTTACGATCTAAACGGCATGGGCAAAGGCCTGTCTGTTGCTCTTTACGGGGCCGGACCTAGCAACGCCACTATCCCGCAGCCGGAAGTCGATGTAGTTATGTCTGCCAACGCCAGGTGGGATATCCCACACCTGGATTTTAACTTGTATATCGACGGCTTATATTCTCAATGGCTTACAAGCGGCAAGATAAAACTGTCGACTAATGTGCAGCATATCGCCCAGGAAGGAAACACTCCGGCAGACTACTGGTTTATGTTCGACCGTAAGAACTGCGGCCATAGTGGTAAGACATTACTATACGTGGCCGACAAAATATGTCGCTTTGAGAAAATATATCTGCTCGGCTTTGACTACACCCTCGGCCCGAACCGTGAACTACACGCTAATGAACCGGAAGGTCTGTGTAATAACGGTGTTGACGACTGCTCTGAGCATGAGAACCGTATTTTTGAGTGTATGCTTGACCAGTTCAACGCCGTAACCTGGACCACTGGTAAAATCTTCAATTTGAACCCTAAAAGCGCTCTAAAACTGTTCCCCCACATAGAACTACCCTAACCGCCTAAAGTCTCTGTATAACGCAATAGCGCATCATCTAGGCATATTGTAGCGTCATTTCTATGTTATGTTAACCTAGTAACCGTCTGTTGCCACTTCTAACGGCTCAATATACCGCCCTGCCTCGTCTTTCGGGCGGTAGTCAAGGTCCGTGTCCTTGAGCGCCAGGCAAAGGGCCATCACCCTGTCGTCCTTGTTACGGCCACTGGCGCTTTGCTTCTCATGGCCCAGGCTTGTGAACGTGCGCTCGAACGTGTTCAGTTCTGAGATAAGCTGCTGACAATCCGGCGTGCGTGGTATCTTCAAGTTACCGCGTTGAATGAACACCGCCGCCTTGTTCACCATCTCGGCCTTATTCATCCTGGTTATCTTAACCTTGTTTATGGCTATGCCGTACTTCATTTCAAGATCATCGGCTACCAGGCTTTCCCGCGAGCAGTCCATGTATATCATGGGATTAAAAAACATATCGTTCACTTGCTTCATGCGAAGCTCTTGCAGCCCCCACTCGACTTTTGTAAATCCCTCGCAATGCACGATAGTCATAGTATTAACGTCTACGACTATGATAGCCGTGTCGTCACGTTCAATGGCAATGTCAACGCCCATGACGTACTGGTGAGCGGGGTTAGGGTTAAGGTCAACGGTTTCCGGCTCAACGATACACTTGTGTATGTCCTTGAACACCTTGAGGTCCGCTACTACGAACTCGCCGTGTATCTCTTGCCGCGCCATGGCCGGTGAGAACGCCGCCATTTCTTCTTCGGCTTTCTTTACTTCCTCGAAATCCAGGAACGGGTTATCGTATGACGAGTAGTTACGTATGGTGTAGTTAGCCGCGTCCTTGAGTGCTTCGTTGTACAGATTAAAATACCAGTTCATCCCTTTCGGCGTTCCGATAAACACGCAGCGGCACTTGTACGCCATGAGCGACGGACGAAGGACCGTGGACCATAGCTCGTCCGGCAACATACCGGCCTCGTCTATTATCAAGAACGCAAGAGGCTGACCGCGTAAGTTATCTGGCCGCTCTGCTGTCATAAAACATATACGCTTCTCTTTCCCGTTTATGTCGAACGATATGATAAGGTCCGTCCTGTTTATGTGCGTTATTATTTCTTCCAGGCCACACTTCTCGTCACGTATCTTGAGCAAGTACTGGAATGCTATCTTGGCTTGCTTGTACGTCTTGGAAACGAACCACGCCTCGTCACCGTCGTTGTTGATAAGCTCAAGCACGGCCTGTTGAATAGCACCCCTGGTCTTGCCGAACTGACGACCGCAGTGCGATACCAGGAACCGCGTTGAGAATGAGAACATTTCAAGCTGTTTCTCATGCCATGAAAATGTAATGTCCATTAGCAAACACTCCGTAGGCTGTATCTGAGTATGCTTCCGAACAGATTATCCATCACGCATAGCTCGTCCAGGCTTTTCTTATGATCGCCGCCTGTCTGCGACGATAGCCAACTATTGCTGAGCGCTATAGCCAACGTGTCCGGTGTCAAGTGGTCCTCAATCTTGCTGTTGCCGTAGAACACCTTGCCGTTCCCGTCGCTGAAATTGAACGGAAAAAACCATTTCATCGGCCACTCGCTGTGATTGTCTGCGGTGAGTATGCCTTGCATCATATCGCTCCCGAACTTATGGAATTGTATCGAGGCTTTGACTACATCGTCCATGGATTGCAGCGTGTGATTGATCTCGCATATCCACTTACGCGTTACTTCGCTTCTCGGCCTGGCACCCATGTACCCGTTGTATGGAACTTGAGTACGCTCGTCACGGACCATCGCGAACCCTTTTTCTTCCGCGCCTGGTAAACAGTAGGCAAGTTCTTTCAAGACGATAGTATCCGCGTCTATCCATAAACCTCCGTACACGTTCAGCAGCGCTACTCTCACGCAATCCATTACTTGTGCCGGACGCGAAAGGTTTAGAACCTTGTCGCATATACCTAGCCGGTAGATATACTCTTTGATATTCAGATCGTCCAACACCCGCACAAACATACCGCTGCGCTCACGTATAGTCTTTAGGCAGTAGTCTATGTATGGTGGCCGCTCACCTAACCATCCTGTCCATATCATCATGTATTAACCTCGTCGCATAGATTTATATATTCTTCGTAATGACGTTTTAACGTTAATGTGTCGTACTCATTGTCTAGTGAATGATGAAACGGAACAAAAAATCTATCGCCGCATGAACGACATATATATTCATCTCCGCAGTAGTAATCATTTGAACCTAAAATAGTGTAAACTGTTTTTTTACCACAACCAACACAATGAATGTCAATATACTCGTATCGTTTCATTTTTTCCTCACGAACAACCAATCTACTCCGTTGTTGTCTATGTTCTCATACCCCATAAGCGATAGCTTTGTTATCACCGCGTCCACTGCGTCGCCGTACATGTACCAACGCACTGGTAGTATCTCGATGAACAGTATCTTTGGTCGCTGCTCTCCGAACCCGCTGAGTATTTCACCTATGTACCCCTCGGTATCCATCTGCATGAGGTCTATATCGTTTAGCATTTCTTCCGCGCAGAACGTGTCCAACCGCTTACACGGCACGACTATCGCGGGTCTTGAAACAACTCCGGTGTCTTTGCTAAAGTCCTCGGTGTGCTTCAATACGCTCCCGCTGCACCACTCACCTTTGCAATTATCCGTTCCGTAGAACGTAACGTGTCCATCATGTCCGGCCATTGCAAAGTGATGCACGTTTATCCCAAACGACGATACTTTCTTCGCGCGTTCATAAGCTGTGGGGCTTGCCTCCACGCCGTGAACCTTACAGTCCGGCCATGCGTCTTTGAACCGCAGCTCGTCGCCACCATCCCACGAACCTACTACTAATACTTTCTTAGGTGTCCGACCTAGCAGTTCTTCCACGTGCTTCGTGTCTATGCTTGAGTAGTGAAGGACCATCCCGTGTATCTTTTTCGCGCCCTCGTTATACGTAAGTTTCATAATTCCTCCAATTCGTAATCGGGGTCCATACCTGCGGGTATTTTGTTAGTGACCAACATAGTCGGCGGCTTGAGCGTGTCATGCACGTACACGTAGCACTGGTGCTTGTTGAATACGTCCAGGTATTCAGTGTGTCCGGTAGTTATAAACTCGCAATCGTGTATAACCATGAACCGCCAATTGTTACTTGCCAACGTCTGCTGTATGCAGAACTGCCGCGTGCCCCAGGGATTCCCGTCGATGAACGCAAGGTCGCATGAGAAGTCGAACCTCATGTCAAGCAGTTCCGTGTAGTCTGAGGCGTGTATGTAGCTGTGCCAGTGGAAGCCAGGCCACTTGTTCTGGCATATACTCAACCACTTAACGTCGTTCTCTATGGTGTACAGCGTGTTCTTGTTCTTCTCGCACAACTCATGCAGTAGCCCTGTGCTGTAGTTCCCCGCGCCGTACTCTATCACCTTACCGTTGTGTATCTGAGAAACAAGCGCGTGAAGTAATGGCTGATGCGAGGCGTGAGGCTCTTTCTTAAAATCAAGTTTCATTGCAATTTCTCCGCGTGTATATTAAGTATTGCAACAATTTCGTTCATTCTTGTTTTTATTGAATCAATCTGAGAATAAACATCTTTTCTCAAACAATCATATTTATCATATTCAATATCGTATACTATTTTATCTCTAAGATACTCTGATATTGATTTATTATTTTTTATACAAAGTTCTATAAGTAAGTCTTTTGTTTTTTTGTCTGTTCTAAATACTGTCGTATATTCTTTTTTATATTTTTTCATTCTCTGCACTCCGTCAACTGCTGATAGTACTTCCTCGCGCAGTGGTCCACCGTGAAGTGTTCCATGATGAAGTCACGCGGCTTGTACTTGAGAACGTCGTTTATGAAGTCCGGCAGATAGTCCGGAACCGTTTCTTTCCGGCCACACCGTTCGTCGAAGTACGGGGCGCTAGTAAGCCCTTCCATGAGCTGCCCTGCGTAGCTCTGCTCAAGCTGATCGTACACGTACACCGGCACCCCTGCGCTGAGTACTTCGAGCAGCGCTATGTTCTGGCTTTCTGTACCACCTATCCACACCGCGAAGTCTGCTTTGCGTGTTGCGCTGAGTAGTTCTTCTTCCTGGTACTTGCCGTAGGTTATCGGTATTGTCTTAACGTCGCACTCGTCAAGCTCTTTCATAACCTCCTCGGTCCGGCGCTCTACTGTTTCCTTCGACAAGTTCACCGTCTTGTTGAACACAATACCGGTTATCTCTGATCTGCTCTTGTCTTTGCCCCATACCCATTTATCAGTTTCAACACCAACCGGCCATATCATAATGTTGTGACCGTGTGTAGCTTCGTCTTTTAAGTAGCTGTCTTTTACCCACTGGCATGGAACTGCGAAGTTCTTGAACTTGCGCCATAGCTCATAGTTCTCCCGCGGCAGTACCATCGTCTCCGGTCCGACCAGGGTGTTCCTCGGCATATTCTCAAACGTGTTTATGGCACCGTTGTACTTCTCGATGCACGTACTGTGCGGCAACCCTGCCTTGTCCATGCCTAGTATCGTGTTATACCAAACCTTATAACACCCGTTCATTACCCCGTTGTAGTGAAAGTGTATACCTACCGTGGGCTTTTTAATTACGTACGGGGCCAGTATGTTCACCGCCGTTACTTTCTCTTTCCCGCGCCAATCGTTCTGTAGTTCAAACCCGTCAACGTGCGCCTCGTTCAGTGATTCCGTAGTCTGCCCCTCGTTCGGTGTGTTCCCCGCGGCCACCCTATTTGCGCTCACAAGCAACCATGACGTTTCTGCACCGCAGATCATGTACGGCTTATCGGGTATGCGGGTTATCATACGGGCCTCAAGCTCGTTCGGATTGTTGCACTCTATGGCGTTCATCATTTCTTTAAGAGTAGACGTTCTGAACACGTTACCGTCAAGGCCATGCGGGTATCCCCAATCGGTATGGCGATACATTTTCGTGTAATCCCACTTATATACATCACCTACTCGTTCAAACTCCGGTATCTGCATATCGGTATTGGCCGGTGTACAGTGTTTCGCGCTCGGTGACATTCTGAGCGATACCGTGCATACATCGTCGCTGTACGCATTTAATAGGTCCACCAAGTATGGTGTTCTGATAAACACCCCATCGTCAACGAGCATCACGGCGTACGCTTTTGAGAACTTGTTCACTATACCACGTACGTCTTTCATAAACTCGTTTTGTAGGACCGGCGCGACATTACGATACCGTGAGAACACGCGCTGATACCCTATGTCATACATTTCATGCGTGTATGAGTAAAGCACGTGTATCCTGTTGTGCATGGTAGGCATGAACTCTCGAATGCTCGAAAGCAGTAGGTCAAGCTGAGCCGGACGGTTACGTGAAAAAATGAGTACGTCAAGCGATAGCTTATTGCCCCACTTGTTGTTGTAGTACGCGCAGTTAGGCGTGTCTGCCCCGTAGTGCTTGAACTCTAGCCTGTGTATAAGTCTGCACTTGTTAGTTATGACTATCTGCTTATCTGGGTATTTCAGTTTCTTTTGGCGGCAGAAGTCCGTGTCCTCCCATCCCGCCCCTGCGTAGTTCTCGTCGAATATCAAGTCGTCAACCACGAACGCTATCGCTGCGCTCGGCACCGCTCCACCGTGGGCCTCATACACTTCTAGCCCGTTACGGTCCTCTACCCCTATTTGCGGCCCTGGCTCTCCGGTGAGCGTGAGCAGCCGCGCCGATGAAATAGAAGCACCGGCAACTATCGGCTCGATTATAGCGTCTAGCCACCCGTCATGGTATCCGGTTATGTCGTCGTCAACCATCACCAATATGTCGCCATCTTTGCATCGGTTAATTGCGATGTTCCTGTTTTGCGAGGCGCTTACGTTTTGGCACGTTGCGAACACTTCAACGTCTGCCGGTACACTCCGGCGTATGTCCTCGATCTGCTGCTTCACCTGGTCGAAAGTTTTAATCGTCGGTATCGATATTTTTATCATACGTTTATCCTAAAAACCATAATTGAGCATCTTAGCTATCATCTTGATACTGGCATCTACGTTGAAGTAGAACCGCTCAAGTGACTGTATCTTAGCGTAGAGAATGTCAATGTCCTTCTGCATTTCGGCTAGCTTGTTTTGCGCGGCTACCACCTCGTCGTCACCGTCCACTATTTTTTCAAGTACACCGCTACTGGCTTTGACTTCCTCTCCGGCCTTTGTCTTGTGCGCCCACCCTTGCGCTGAGATACGCACGAACGCCGCAGACTTTATCTTCTTCGCCTCGTTCTCGGCCACCGACATTTGATATACAGCCGTGTTGCGCTTCTGTTGACAGTGGAAAATTACGTCCGACGCTATGGACCGCTGCTTTGACAGCAGATCAATAAGCTCGGCGCAACGGTAGCTCACGTGTCCGTCGCCGTTTATAATGTCGCAGTTAGCAAGGTCGATTATCTCAACGTGCCTGGTGCTAAAGTCTTTTCCGCCCGTGTGCGCGTAGTCGATGATAGTCTTGCTCGGTATCTGTATCGTGTGTCCAACGTGTGTCTTGTACTGTATCATATAAACAACCCCTGGCCTTCCGGCACCTTTCCGCTTTTCTTGTTACGCCACATCGTACTAGCCTCCCTCGGTAGTTTTTTGCATAGCTTATAAAATTGTTCTTTTTCGATGAACATTTTTACCTTCGTCAATACGTCCTCGGCGGCAACGTGAAAGTCGTAACTGTCGTACACTTCTATCACGCGCTTACCCTTCTTCAAAAGATACTTGCCGGAGTGGATACGTTTCGAGTACCACCTATTTACGCCCGTGTATTTCATTCCTTACCGTCCATGGGTATAAAATACTTGCACCTATCGGCTCCATCGCAAAACTCGTCCAGGTTTGTCATCCAATGATTACGAAAGTTTTCCTCTCCACTGTCGATGTTACCTACATACCGACCGCACAAGTTCCTGTCGTTGCAGTGTTTCTCACGCGGCGAGCAATACGCCATGTCCATACCTAGCATCCGTTTCTCCTTACGTAAAATATTGTTTTATAGTTTCAAGGCACCGCTTACGTCCACGTTTAATGTCTATGTCGAACATTTGCGATACTTTGTCGGGGTCCGGTTTCATCCACACGCATGATATGAGCAGCCATAGCGCAGACGGTGAGAGTAACCCTGTTTCTGATAGTACCTTTACGCATTCTAGTATTACGGCCTGTTGATCGGTTAGCTTGTTCGCGCCAATGCATCCCAGGTATTTTTTAGCGTACTTGCTATCAGCAGCAGCCGTGCTTATCACGTATAAGAACTTGTCGCTGTCGTCATACTGCGGGTACAGCATTTCAGCGTTCAGACGGGCGAAGAACTTGTTGTCTTTTGCTTTCAACCGTTCTACGAACAGATAGTCCACGTAACTCGCGTCACGGAAAACCTTTTTAATGAGTGGCATATCGCGCTCGACTATGCTCCGAGCGTTCGGAACGTGGAACGAGTACTTGTCACCACGTTTACACTCTCGGTCGAACGTTACGTACAGACGTTCAAATGATGGTATAAGGTGTTCCGGTATTTTCATTTGCTAGCCGCCAGTTCTTTTAGAAGTCCGTCTATGATCTGCTGCTTCGCTTTCAAGCAATCGGTCAGCTCGGATATTGACTTGTTCATGTGCACGTAAACGTACCTAGCCTCAAGCTGTGTAACTCTTTTCTTGTCTAGTATTTTACGCTTCGCTTTTTCAAATAGTTTTTCAATTATGATACCGCTGTCGCAATATGCTTTTTTCATTTTGGCTCCTCGTAGTAATCAGCGCTCTCGGTTATTCTGTTGCTAAGGCTGCACATATCCAGGCAAAGATTTTTGCCGTACCGCTGTCGCTTCTGTTTCAGTATGTCGATCTCTAGTTTCTGAACAAGCGGATTCTGCTCACCGTTCTTGAACACCCTCTTAAAAGCGGTTTCGTTGAACAGGCTCATGAACAGTTTCGCTTTCTTGTACGCGCTCGATGAACCGAACACCCTGGTAAGGCCCACAATATCCCACTTGTCGTCCGGCTGTTTAGCGTCCGGCCTATACTGTGCGGCTATGAGCGTTGCGATGTTGTGTTCTTTGGTAACGTCCTCGACGCACTCGATCATGTCCTCAAGCTCTGCCGGTGCATTGTTTATCTGTCGCTCCGGCTTCATGTCTTGCAAGTAGTCGATGAACACTACCTCTATCGGGAACTTATCCATGATGCTGAGTATGTGACCACCTATCTCGGACGGTTTAACGCGCTTCTCGCTTACGTGTATACGCTGCGCCATTTGTGCTTGTAGTCCTATTGCTATGCACCCTACTTCGTCCTTGCGGGTTATGCAGCCCCAAAAATCTTCCGGTGAAATTCTCTCCGGCGTGTGCTTCTCAAACTTATCGAAGTACTCAAGACGCACAAGCGCCGTGTACGTGTCTACCGCCTGTTCCTCGAACGCGTAGTAGAGCGAGTGAACTGTCGGGTATGCTTCGTAAATGTTGTACGCGATGTTGCGAAGGAACGACGATTTACCGTGGTCTGAAAACGCCGGTATCATTGTTATCTCGCCGGACCGAGGACGAGCGAGGCGATCTACTTTCGGGTATCCCGTGTTGTAGTATTTCCGGCTGCGCTCGTCGTCTATCTGCGCCGAGTAGTCAAACTCGTCGTAAATGTAGAACCCTGCTGCGTTAGGCATTAGTATTCCTCCCGACGCGGGGCTGATGACGGGGCCGCGGCGAGGCACGGCGCAACGTTCGACGGGAAAAAGTATAAGTTTATCGGTTTATTTTTGTTAGCTTTTATATATTGTGTTATAGCTATTTCTAGTTTCTCTATCTCATATTCTTTTATAAGTGTAGGAAGTATTTTATTTCTTGCTTTGTAGTAGGCGCTGTCAAGCGCTATCTCTTTACCTATTGCCTTGTATGCGTCAGCATATGCTTTATCAAACTTCTCTGCTTTGTGTTTATATATATCTTTATCTATATCTATATCTACACCGTCACTGTGACGTAACGGTGACGTCACGTGACGCGTCACTTTCGGCTTTGGACCTTCGATTTTGAGCTGTTTTTGACGTTCTCGGTACCTCTTTTGCCGCTCCCTGTGTGACGATATACCGCTCTCAAGGGCCTCGATATTCTGATAGTCACGCAGTGACGTCACGGTGACGGTATTGTATTCATCCACTTTTATCATGTCGTAACGGCTAAAAAGCTCTAGCCCAAGGTGTACAACCTTCACGTCTAGCTCGGTCGAAGCGGCTAGGTCCTCCGGTGTATACGGTGTTCCTTTAGCCACAAGCAGCGTTCCTAGTACCTCAGACTTCATGGCCTTTGTTAGTATTGCTATCCACAATACGAACAGGCTGTCACCCTGCGGGTACTTGCGTATAAGCTTTATCTTATCGTGGCTAAGTATGTTCAGATCAAGTTTCATCCAGGACAATTTCATGCGTTCCACCTAGTTAACATAATTCCTAAAAAACCGTAAAAAAAATCACACCTTCTCGGTCTGTACAGCGCTCAGTTTCTTCCACGCCTTACCCGCGTCTACCTTACGCACCACAACCGCTGTCATGAACAGTATGTTGTCGTCGTCCATCGGTACTACTTTGACTACCGGTGCTGCCCCTGCTTTCATGAAGTTCAAGTCGATCTCGTCTACTTCTAGTTTTATGATGTTCATTTTTTATATTCCTCGTCTGATAGAATAGCATTTCCACAAGTTATTCTGCTTTCATCTTCTTCTTTTGAAGGGATAAAAACTATTACATCGTAACCTGCATTTTTAAGTCTATTTTCTACGTCTTTATACGGGTAGTAATTTTCATAACCTCCATCAGTTTTAATATTATTTTCTTTGCAAGAGTTAGTAACGTGCATTGGCGTAATTTTTATAAGATAGTGTTTAGGAGAAAAGTATTTTTTCAATTCACGTTCATCTATCTCATAATTAGCTAAAGCAAAGTTAAGAGTTATTTTCCTTCCAACAGGACGTTCACATTCTGAAAGAATACCCGAAATTGTAGCCAACGGCCTAGCATTGCCATTAAACATTTTTTCACGCTCAGTTTTATTTGTCGAATTAACACTTATTTGTAAACCTGCATTCCCTTGATATGTGTGATTTTTAATCTGCATCCAATCTTTTAAGAAACTTTTTAGCTCTTTATTATTTTTAGGCATTATTGTAGATACCACTGGATGAATATGAAATAGATCATTGAACTCGCTATCCATATACCACGCAACCGACAAAACATTCGGGTTGAAAGTAGGTTCTCCCATCCTGGCAAAATGTATATTTAAACGTTCTGTTTTTTTTATTTCTGGATGCAACTTCATAGCGCAAAATATCTGGTAAAGCATATCGCTTTGCGTAGCATTTTTGCCTGGTCCTACTTTTGGAACATCACAAAACGAGCAGCCCATAGAACACCCGTATTGCGTTGATATAGTTATTACCCATTTTTCTGTCAATGGAAGCAAATCAGTATGCTCAACTCCGTTTATTTCTCTGTCTAAACCCATAAAGCTAGATTTTATGTTTTTATCTTTACCATAGTCGCCAAGGCTAAGACATTCTAGTTTACCATATTCACCATCGAGTACTAAAATATTACCAGTAGGTGTATTTATGTTTTTCATTTCTGCTGCTCCTTCCACTTTACATAGGCGCTGAAACATGACGAACCGTGAAAGCTTCTTTTCGGCGCTCCGTGTCCGTCAAGCACAAGCAGCGTGGGCTTACCCATGATGTGATACTGCGCCGCAAGTTTAGCGCTCTCGCTCTGCGACATATCACAAGTTTTGTACCCTGTAATGTCGTGCGCGTCTGCGTACTTCTTTGCGATAGTACACGCGGGGCAGTTCGGACCGGTGAAAAATAATATGTTTTTCATTAATACTCCAATCCATCTAAATCGCCTTTTATGTATGAAAGAGCCTCTAAGCATTTGTTCCCGTTTTCAGTTGGCCATGCTCCGGTTACGTTGCCACCGTGTTCAGTAAGTTTAATAGAATCTGCAATGTACGCCAAAAACATAAATACGTCTTTTCCTATCCTTCTTTCAGTACGACCTATCCAGGAAGATGTGTTTTTCCCGTCGTGAAAATACTTTGAGCATTTCAAATATATTCTAAGCAATTTCAAAACACGCCCAGGAGTTCCACAACCACAAAAGTTTAATTTGTTGTAGTACAAATCTTTCAAATACTGTTTTTTTTCTTCTTCTGACATCATAACATTACCACCTTTACAATAAAGTATTGAACGTCAAATTGTAAACCTTCATACCAATAGTCATTGACAACCTGGACCGTCCACCGTGTACCGTCATACTCAAATGTACTGCCAATGGCTCTAGGTGGCAGTTCGTCCTCGCACACTGTTTCTGTATGTCCATCGCTGTATATTGCTATGTACGTCGTGTCGTATTTTTCCGGCGCTGTGTACGTCGTGTAGCTCGGCAGTATAAACAGTACCGCAAGCGTGAACGCTATCCATGTTTCAAGTTTATGGCGCTTCATGGTTTGGCCTGTAAAACACATACGCTTTTATCATCCATGCCAAAAACAAAGTAACCTTGCATTAAACATAAATCATCGCCAAATACGTCCAAGTAGTTGTTTACCGTGCAATATCCACCACTATTTTTACAGCACTGTTTATTACACGGTATTTCAAATATATTCACCGCGCACTCCCTATACGCGCTTTCAGTGCTATCAACTGATCGCGCTGTGCTTTTCGCAGTTCGTAGCTATTCATCATGTACCGTTGTAGCTCCTCCATCTGTTCGTCGGGTGACATTTTTTCAAACACCCGATGATGGTATGAGCATAGAGGCGCAAGGTTAGCGCCGAGTATACAAACCGCTGCCCCCATTGTAGAACGCATCTGACGCTTTTGTATCTCATGTAGCTCGGAAGGTTTACCACATACTATACACCCGCCTTGCCATGCTTCTCCGGCGCACTTCATAGCCAGTGCCGCCGCCGCTTCCGGTGTAGGCACGCTCATTTTAGTACTCCGCTAAAAACTAAATAAAATATAAAAAAAGTTATTGCAACTAAATAAATTATATATGGATAATGGTCATTCATTTGCTTCCCTCCCGCTGTGCCATACTTCACGAGGCATCATGGCGCATGACCATTCGTTACATGGTTCAATAGACGCGCCGCCGTATTCAGGCCGATACTTTTGATCCCGCTCCATATACGCCGCGCAGTCAGCTCCTATGCATGGCCCTCCGGCTGTTATGTCGCCTTTAAGTGCTGTACCGCCTATCCATTCAAGTGTCATCGGACATTTTTTCATTTCTTTGCTCCTTTGCGCTTCTTGCGCGTATGCTTCGGAACAGCCTCGTATGTGTTATGGCAGTATTCCGATACAACCTCTTTCACAGTCGGGAAACTGCTCCACTTGTGCATACCAAGTAAAAACCGACCGTCTTTGCTTATGGTGCTACCATCTATCATCCACCTTTCGCAATTAACATTGAAGAATTTGCTTTTCATGTCCCACAAAGTAAATCCATTGCTTGTCACTTCAAGGCGGTACCTTTCTGCAAATATGAAATTGTTGCTACGCTTTTTCATACTTTCTTCTCCCGCTGTAACGCTTGCTGTACATAATATTCGCAACTTATCGGGCATATAGATGTTCCGGTATTATATATGCAACCACGGTATTGATATAAAGGTTTATTTATACAGTCTTTACATATAGGTGTTCCATCGGTTGTGGCGTAATAATATTTTGTCATACTACTTACCCTCCCGCTGTTCCGCTTGCTGTTCACGCTCTTCGGATTCTTTTACTGCGCAAAGATATGTAATCCGTCCAGCAAAACACACCATTTTGTCTGGCTCTAAACAACAGTCAATTATTTGCTTTGCAAGTGTTTTTAATGTTTCCGATTCTACTTTTATAATCATTTTTTCCCGCCGTCGCGCTCTGCTATGGCTTGCTCGTATTGCAATATCTGCGCAACGTTTTTACCGTCAATTACTTTCACAACCCATCCGTGAGTGGCGCATAATACATACCCGCGTTGCTCTGCTTGCTGTATCTGCTGTTCGAGTTTTTGCACTTCTTCCACTGCATCGCTGTTCTGTGACCTTAATGCTTCACATATACCTTTTTCATCATTCAACTGCTGTTCGAGCGCGGCGATTGTTGATTCTTGGGTGTATGAATGCTGTTTCCAATGCTTTGCCTCTGCTTCCAATTCCTTCACGCGAGCCGTGAGCTGTTCGCGTTGTGCTCGCAATGCTTCAATTGTTTCTTCTGGGAAATACTCCATCATCGACATATCACGCCTCCCGCTTGGTAAAGTATGAGCAGTAGTCGTCAAAGTTTACGTACACACCGATAGCATTTTTACGGCACATTTTCATTTTTCTTTGGTCGCTTTTTTTACCATACGCGCAATATTCACAGCGCCCCGGAATCTGATTTTTCACCAAAGCGTCAAGCTGTTCGCGGGCTTGTACTACATCATCATCATACGCACAGTCTAAACCGCCTTTATGTATCATACGCTCTATCGCGTCTGTGTCTAACATGCGGACACTCTTATTTACCAAACGGATGATATTTTTTACGCAGGTAATCAGCTTGCTCATCCAACGCCGCATCCCACGCCGCAGCCCACGACGCAGCCCTCGCCGCAGCCCACGACGCATCCCACGCCGCAGCCCTATCCGCAGCCCACGACGCAGCCCTCGCCGCAGCCCACGCCGCATCCCACGCCGCAGCCCTCGCCGCAGCCCTATCCGCAGCCCTCGCCGCAGCCCTCGCCGCAGCCCACGCCGCAGCCCTATCCGCAGCCCACGACGCAGCCCTATCCGCAGCCCACGCCGCAGCCCACGCCGAAGCCAATTCTTTTTTAGTAGATTTACCGTT